CTCCCCGGAGCGGATCCTCACCCCGCTGCGACGCACCGGCCCCAAGGGATCGGGTGCGTTCGAACCGATCAGCTGGGACGACGCTCTGGAGCTGGTCGCCACGGAGATCCGCTCGGCGATCACCGAGCACGGCCCCGCGGCGGTCGTGCCGTTCCTCTACAACTCCTCCGCGCCGACGTTCTCGGACCGGCTCATGGTGCGCCTGTTCGCCGAGCTCGGCACCTCCGTGGTCGCCCACACCATCTGCGCCTACACCGCGGCGATCGCCTGGCACTCGACGTTCCCGAACATGGCGTCGGCCGACCCGCTCGACGTCGCCCACTCCGACCTCGTGGTCATCTGGGGCGCCAACCCCTCGACGTCGAACACCCACCTGCCCCCGCTGCTCACCGAGGCCCGCGGACGGGGTGCGGCGGTGGTGGTGATCGACCCCCGGCGGACCCCGACCGCGGCCCGAGCCGATCGGCACCTGGCGGTCCGGCCCGGCACCGACGACGTGCTCGCGCTGGCCACCGCGGCGGAGCTCGACCGCCTCGGTCTGGTCGACCGATCCTTCTGCGACGTCAACGCCGAGGGTACCGATGAGCTCCTCGCCGCCGCCCGGGCGTGGACCCCGTCGACCGCGGCCGAGGTGTGCGGCGTCGACGCGTCTGCGATCACCGAGCTGGCCGAGCTGGTCGGAACCCGACGCCCCGGCCTGCTGCGCCTCGGTTGGGGGATGGAGCGCAACCGCAACGGCGGGTCCGGGATCCGAGCCGCGCTCGGGCTGTGGGTGCTGGCCGGCCAGTTCGGCCGACCGGGCTCGGGCGTGGTCACCTCGACGTCCTCCGCGGCCGAGGACGACACCCTCGACGACCTCCCCGACGCACCGCCCCGCGCCCGCACCCTCAACATGAACCGCATCGGCCACGACCTGGCCCACGCGGATCCGCCGGTGGCGGTGCTGATCGTCCAGGGGGCCAACCCTGCGGTGTCGGCCCCGGACCAGCAGGCGGTCCTGGCCGGTCTGTCCCGGGAGGACCTGTTCACCGTCGTGCACGACCAGGTGATGACCGACACCGCCACGTTCGCCGACGTCGTCCTGCCCGCCACCACCTACTTCGAGCAGGGTGACGACGTCGCCGTCGCGTCTCGTCGCGGCTCGCGGCGGCATCGATCATCGCGGCGCGCGCCTGCTCAAGCGGCGTGCCGTCGGCGATGAAGCGCTCCATGGTCTCGGCGTCGGCGCGGACGGCCTGCGCGCAGCGGCGGATACCGGCCTGACGCTCGCGCTCGGCGCGTGCGCCCTCGGCGCGGATGGCGGAATGGTCGGCGGTCTGCTGTTCGGCAGGCGCGGCGGCCGTGGTGACGACGGTCTCGTCGGTCATGGCGATGGCCTCATGGGTGGGCGCCTGCTCGGCGCGGGTGATGACGGCGGGGAAGGTTTGCGGCGCGGCGCGCACCTGCGCGGACGGGTCGGCGGGGATCGGGACCAGCGACAGTTCGAGCGGGGTCCAGCGCACGGCGGTGTACGTGTCCGGCGCGCCGTCGCGCTCGACGACGTGGTACTCCTCGACGCTGTAGCCGACGGACACGTTGCGGATGATGCCGGCAGCCACGTCGGCGACGATGCCGGCCACGTCCTCGCGCTCGCTGAAGCGCACGACGGCGCGACCCTCGCCAGCCTCGATCCATGCGCGTTCGACGACGCCGATGATGTCGGTCAGCGTCCAGTCATCGTGCGAGTTGAGCAGCGGGGCGCCGGCGTTGAGCCGCGACAGGTCGGCGCCGGCCATGTCGAGCTGCTCGGTGTACGGGTCGTCCAGAAACGGGCGGCGCAGCACCGGCGCGCCCCGGCCCCACGACAGTTCGATGGTACGGGCTTCGGCATCCCATGTGCCGGGGCGCGCGGATGCCTGCGTCTGCTGCTTGGGCAACAGGCGGGTCGTTGCGGTCATGGAGTCGATGCCTCTTGCAGATTGCCGGCGGCGGCCTTGCGTCGTGCTTCCACGCGCGGGTCGATATCGAGGATCAGGCCAAGTTCGTCGATTTTCTTCGCGAACTCCTGCCACTCGGCGAGCACCTGATCCGGGTCGTATCCGCGTTCGCGGATGGCCTCCTGCGGGCTGATGAGGCCGGACCGGATCTGGTCGATGATCGGCTGCGTTTCTCGGGCCGGGTCGACCAGCATCCGGCTCGGCGGGGTCCAGCGCACCGACAGGCCGGCGGTGTCGTAGCCGGCGGCGGCAGCGGCCTCAAGGAACCACGCGCCGATACGATCGAGCCCCTGCGGCATCAGCATCTGCCAGCGCCACGACTCGATGTTGCGGCCGAACTCCTGCCACCCCATGCGCGCACTGCTGAAATTGACCTGCGACAGGTCGCCGGTCAGCGCCTCGTAGGGCACGCCAAGCCCGGCGGCGACACGCCGCAACTGCGTGGCGGTGTACGGTGCGTAGCCCTCGGCGGCCGGCGGGGTGGTGAAATCAAGCTCTGTGCCAAGCGGCAGGACGCTGATGGTGCCGGGCTCTACGGTGCGGCCCTCCCATTTTTGCCTTTCCGCCTCTTCCACCTCGGCATCCGGCGTGCGCAGGCTGCCGGCGAAGCAGGCGGCGACCTTCTGCCGCATCAACTGCGCGTCCTCGTACTCGTCGAGGGTGCGCAGGGTGATGATCAGCGGGGCGAGCCACGTGACGCCACGCACCTGCCCCTGCCGATCGACGCGGAACACGTGCGCGATGTCGTCCGCCGGCACGCGCACGGTCTCGCTGGCCTGGCGCAGACCGAGCCAGTCGCCGGGGTGGTCGCGGTACAGGTGATAGGCGGCGCGCCGGCCGATGCCGTCGAACTCGACGCCCTGCACGATGCGGCCGGATGCGAGCGTCTGTGTCGTGTTCTGCAGATAGTCGCCTTCGAGCAGTTGCAGTTGCATCGGCACCGGCAGGCCATCGGACAGGCGGCGCATCCGGCGGCGGATCAGGATTTCCCCGTCGCCGGCCACGCTCGCGGCGACCAGCGACTGCAGCCCGGCGAGGTTGCTCATGCCGTCCGCGTCGCAGGCCGTGGACTCGGCCCACGCTTTCAGTGCCGGCATCAGGCGCTCGGCGCGCTTCTGCGCGCCCTTGCCGCTCGCCTCGATGCTGGCGGCGATGCCGTAGACGACCAGATTCGACGCGATCAGCGCGACACCGCGCGCGGCCCACGGGTTGTTCCGGCGCAGGTCGCGGGCGCGGGCGCGCAGCAGTTCGAGCGCCGGCGCCACTTCGGCGGCGGCGGAATTGCTGGTCGTGCGCCAATCGGACATTCGGTCGGCACGGCTGGCGCCCTCGTAGGCCCGCGCCCCGAGCGCGGACAGCGCAGCACGGGCGCGCGCCCTGCGTAGCGCAGTCTCCGGCGCGATCCATGCGATGAACTGATCGAGCATCACAGGCCCTTGCTGGTGCGCAGCGGCACGAACGCGCCGCGCGGCTGCGGGCCGGCAATGCCGAGTTCGGCGGCGATGCGGTCGCGCACGCGCTCCATTTCAGCGATGGTCGCGTACTGGACCTGACTGCCGTCCGATTTGGTCACGCTCTTGATGCCGGAATTGATCTGCGCGCAAATCTCGTCGTAATCGGCTTGCGTGGACATGGTCAGCGTCGCCAGAAGGATTTTCGTGGGCCGAAGAACGAAGAAGCCCGCGCGGGGCGGGCTTCTGGGGGTTGTGGATGTGGGGCCGGGGTTGGCGGATCGTTCGCCGTCTCAGCCGGAATAATTTCCGGGTTTTCGTTCCACGGGGCCGCCCATGCCGGCGGGCGACTCCAGTTGATGCGCTCGATGCCAAGCTCAAGCGCCACGGCGTGCGCGTAGGCCAGCAGGTCGAAAGACTCGTTGCGGATGCCCTTCTTGACGGTCATCCAGCCCTTGTCCGTGCGCACCTCGGACGCGATCTCGTCGAACCACGACGACGCCAGCCAGTTGGGCAGGTGGATGTAGTTGCCCCCAGGCTCCGTGCGCTTCAGGGCCGCGTCGATGCCGTCCTTAAGCGCGTTGGCATTGAGCAGCCACACCGGGATTTGCCCGCGGGCGTTGGCCTTGCGCTTCGAGCCGCTGGCGTTGTCCGGGAAGCTCTTGCTGACGCGCGGGATTCCGGGGCGATGGTCGCCCTTGATCAGCATCAGCTTGCCGCCGATCCCGGCCTTTCGGCACTGCCGCCAGTAGGCATACGCGCGCTCGGTCACGCCGTCGCGTCCGCCGGAATCGCATGCAGTCACGCGCACCGGCATCCGCCGACCGCTGCCGTCGGCAAGCGGGTAGTCGCGCAGTAGCACGCGCGCGGTCAGCAGGCTCCAGTCTTCGAGGTATGCAGCCGGGTCTGCGGCCAGTGCATCGCCGGTGCCGAGGTCGATGCGCGCGGAAACGGAAACGTCGAACCGGTCAA